TGTTCCTGTATCGTTGTGGTTGGTTTAGATACAGATTCCGCTTGGGGATTATCTGCCATAAAAACTCCTATTGTTTTTTATTTAGTTTGCCTGTTTCCATCACAGACTTGATGTTCACTAAAAGTAGATCCAACATTTTACCCATGAGATAAATTTTTTCTCTACCTTCGGAATCTCGTGCAGGTGAATTAAGAAACTCACCATATAATTCTTGTTTAATTTTTGTTATTGAATCCTGAAATACAGGATTGTCTAATACATTTTTTGCTAATTCTGTTCGTTGTTTTTCTTGTTCAGGTGTCATCTTCCTCCGTAAAAACCACCAAGAGTTTTACTGAATTTTGTTTGACCTTGATTTGCTACATTTCTTGCAATATTTTTAGCAACGGCAGCTTGATATGCTGTATCATCCCTGCGTCTAACACCATCGTCAGTAACAACTAATGAACTACCTCTTACATCAACTGGCTCTGTTCCTTTTTGACCAGTATTAACAGTGCTGTAAACTTGTTCACCTTGAGTATCAACTATGTTTACACCTTGTGTTGCGTTACCAATACTACCTAACATATCACCGACAGTACCTTTTGTAAGACCATCATCAAGCATTACACCTCTTACTTGGTTTAGATAATTTTGAGGATTATACATTGTAAAAATATCTCCATTTCTAAAACCAAATGCTAATGGATTAAAATTTTGACCATAAAAATTTGGATTACTTGTCTGTGCTAAAACTGTGTTGACAGCCGTATTAAATTTATTTCTTCTTCTTGCATTACCGCCTGTAAAGGCATCAAAAAGACCTCCTAATGTTGGAGTAAATGTTTGATCTTCAAATTCAAAAATTGGATTACCAAACTCATCAACACCTGCTTCGTATTTATCTAAAAATCTTGTTGCACCAAACATATTGTCTTGACTTCTTGTCATATCATCCAATATTTTTTCGCTTTCAGTTCTTGTATCTATATTTTCGTTATCACCACCACTTGTTACTTCACTTGGCATCTCACCACCAAATTGATCAATTGGCTGACAAACTCCATCAATTAATTGATAACCAGGTGGACAAGGATCAATATCAGGAGTTGTTTGAACAGGTGGATTAAGTGGGTAAAAATCTTGACCTGGATCTCTTAAATCAAAAATTGGGTTTCTACTTGGCGGTGTTTGATAAGGTTTATTAATATAACTATTAATAATATCTTGTGCCGTAGCAGATTGCATGAAAGGACTAAAAGTAACCATTAATTTAATCCTTGTTGCACAATTTTACTTGCAAGTTTTTCTTTTTCCATATCTAAATTATCCGTATCTTTTACAACTTGTGTTGCTAGTTTTTGTTCTTCTAAATCAAGCTTCTTTGCTTTTATTGTTGAATCAATTTGTAATTTTTTATTTGCTAATTCTAATTCAGCAGCAGCTTTCTGTTG